TATTGGTCCCTCTTCCATAAAAATAACCTTGGTCTAATGTAATAGCATTCGTATTATTATACCCAGTAGCAAGATTAGGAGCATATTGAGCTACACTATAATTATTATTTACATTGGTCCATGATGGTTGTGTACCTGTATATGTTCCGGCTAGAAAATATTCCAATTTATATAAAATTAAATCATTTGTAGATGAACATATCATTGATAAGTCTTTCGGAATTATATTTTGATGGTAATAATTAGGATTAGCTACATTTCCCCTTAAAAATAATAATGGTTCTTCTACATTTGCTGCTATTTGAACAGATGTTGGTGATCCAGTTGATATTGAGAATGGTCTTCCTAATGGTGTATAACCTCCTTCACTAATAACAGTTGAGCAAATTTGAGTAAAATTATTAGCAGGTGTTGCTGTAGCAGAACTATTATGTATAGAATAACATACTGGTAAATTAATAGTATTTGTATAAGGTTCGGTTAGAATATTAATATTTGTAACCTGGTGACAATATTGAATTTTACCGTAAACATAAAACCCAAAGCGAACTCTTCCAACTCCTAACCATTCCATATCCATGACAAATAATTGCGTTTTTGTAAAATCTAAAGTTAATCCAGAAAGTCCTGTTCCATTCAATCTATCAATATTCCAATCTGCTTGAACTATAGTTGTTGTTGTATTATTTTTAATATTAACTGAATATACTCCTCCACTATGTTGAAAATATAACCCATTTCTAATAATCAGAGGATTTGTTAAAGGAATTATATTATCAAAGTATCCGATTCTTGTAGTATAGTTAGCATTTCCAGGGTATAATATTCCAGTTGCCATGAATAATAATGATTTACCAGGTTGATATATACAATAATTTCTACTTTGACTTATATAGTATCCAGCTCCCAGTGCGTTGATTACTAATTTAGAGTTTCCATAAGTTCCAGTATATGAACCACTTGCAACACTTGTTATTTGTAAATTATTTTTTAGGAAATTAGCAGAACCATCAGTTTGTCCAGGAAAACGAATATCTATTAATGTAGTAGGATAAGAAACTCTTAATCTGGCAAATGCGTCTAAAGTACCTTCAACATTATTATCAAAAACAGATATTGATGTATTTTGTATTATAGAACTATCTAAATCTGTACTTAAACGTGAGGTTATACTAAATGTTCCAGGTGTCGATGAGTTATTATAAATAATTCTATAATATTTTTTAATTATTAAATAATTTTTGGTAAAAATATTAGTTGAAAAATATGTATCTGTATATGGTGTTAACCAGTTTGAATTATCATCAGAAAATACTATTTGAATTCCTTCTGCTAATGAATCAGTTGTGCTATTAACAGTTAAAATCAATGTATTATAACCAGTTGTTATGGTAGAAACCCCATTAAATGATGCATCAGTAGAATTTAAAATGGTATTGTTATTATCAGTTTGTGTTAAAACTTGAGGTGTAAATGTCATAATATATATATTATTTTAAATTAATTATTTGAATTTATATATTATTTATTAATTTAAATACAATTTAAATTAATAAATAAAAAAAACTTATATATTTTTATTTTTATTTAAACATTTTATATTTTATATTTTATATTTTATATTTTATATTTTATATTTTGGCTCAACCTTTCATAACTTCGTGAAAAAGGTTGAATTTAGTACTCAGGTGCATGTTTTTTGAATATACAACCTTGAGACACTATTCCCTTAATTTCATTTGTTACTATTGCTGGATTCTGATTTGTGCAATCAGCCATCCAAATTTTAATAATACAAAAGTTCTTTTTTGGTGAAATTGTAAACCCTGTTACCTTGTCTACAAAACTGGATTGTTTGCTTAAAGTGTTTCCAAGTGTAAAATATGTTAATTCTTTCCAAGAATCATAGACCATTTTATTTATTACCTTATATGAAAAACAACCTCCCCCACGATTTTTTGGGTCTTCCCAGGTTGGTTTAATTCCTTCACGCATCCAAAATAACATACAGTTTTGAACTAGAATTGGTGGTAATGTTTCAGTAATAGCAATTGTTTCTTCAACAGTAGAAACAGTAAAAATTTGTTTGTAACTTTTTATACTCCAATCTGTATCATGAGGTAAGTGAGCCCAAAGGGACCACTTATCTGATAATTTATTATGTTCTTCTATTCTAGATGTATCTGTTGACATAGTTATTATTCTGTTATGCGGTTCAACCATCTATTATATATTAGTTCAATTTTTTTTATATTGTTTTAATAAATATTTATTAAATATACCTATATAATTAGGTATTCTGTTTCTTTTATAATAAGAGTTTTTGAACTATCAAACTCTGTTATATTTACATTATGGTCTACAATTCTTATTGTATAATTTTCTATTTCCAAATCCTTTACTAACTCACTATAGTGTGTTTTTAAAAAATAGTTGATAAAATATTTATCAATATTATTATTTACAATCAAATAATTATATTTATCAGTTGTAAAATAAATCAAAAAATTTTTATCATCAATAGTTATTTCAGTCATAATAAATTTATAATTAGCTTGTTTATGCTCTAATGATTCATAATAGTCATATTCCCAGTCTAAGATTTTATTAAATCTTATAATAATTTTATAATCTAAATTATGTTCTTCATTAAATTTATTACAAATAATAAACTTATCGTTTATACTTGTAAAAGTACATTTATACTTTGTACAAGTAAACAAATTATTCAAAAAAGGCACAGATTTGACATAATTTGTAATAACATTTTGTGTTTTAATAAATCCTAATTGTAATTTACTATAATAGTAAATTGAACCATATGATAAGTTTAATAAATAATTTGGAACTGTATCATATTTTTTATAATAAATAAACGCAAAAAATAGATATATTTTAGCAACCGCCAATGTTAAGCACACAATCGCGAGTAAAAAAATGTTCATATACTATACAATAAATAAGTAATTATATTTAAATTGTTTATTTATTTATTTTAACTTTGATAAGATGGGTCACTAGAATTTCTTGGAGGTCGTGAAATTTTTGTTGGTTCAGTTGGTGGTTTTGGAACAATTACATTTGGTGAATTAAAATATACTGGATTTTTTAATGGGTCATAATATGGGTCATAAATAATTATATTTCCAGAGTTATCAATAGAAACATTACTACCGCACTTTGTTATACTATTATCTGAACTATTTTGACACGTATAGTTAAGTGTACCAGTAGTAGCATTTAACCCAAATATATATAAAAGCATAGTAACTATAACAGTCATTAAAATAAAAGGAATAAATACAATTATCCAAGAAATAACACCTAAACCACTTTGACATAAAATATTTAATAATAATGTAATCATAATCATAATTATAAATTTAATAAAAGCTGTATTATACAATCCTTTAAACGTATCTATAAGTATTTGAGTTATTGAAAATATTAAATAAATTACAGCTGGTGGACATAATTTTATCATTATTTATAATATATTTATATTAAATATTATTTTATTAGTTTAATTGAAGAATGGTTCGCCATTTTTTAAATAACCAGTAGCTTCTCCAACATTGCCATCTTTATCTAATACATAAATAAATCCGTTATCTTCGTTTTCAGTACAATAAGTTACACCATCAATTTCAATTTCAAATAGTTCTTCCTCTTCCTCTTCATCCTCATCCTCAGAAGCAGATTTTTCAGTTTCAACTTCATCTTCTTCATCATTAGATTCTTTTTCTTCTTCTTTTTCATCATCTTCTTCTTTTTCAACTTCTTCATCATTAGATTCAACTTCTTCATCCTCAATAGCTACTTCATCCTCGGCAGCTTCTTCATCGTCCTCATCATCAAGTTCCTCTGATAATTCTGCTTCTTCATCATTAGATTCTTCTTCATCATCAGTTTCTTCTTCTTCATTAATATCAGATTCTTCTTCTTCATCATTAATATCAGATTTTTCTTCAATATGTAAAATAATATTTTCCTTTTCTTGTTTAATTTCAACAACTACCTCTTGACTAGGTTCATTAATAATATCCTTGTCATCATCCTGATGAGTTAAATCATACACTAACGGTTGTTTAATAGAAACATTATTTAGACTTTTTAAATCATCTATTACTTTATTATATTCTGTAATCATTTTTTCATATAATTCTTTTTGTTTATGAAATAAAGTATATTTTTGCTCATTATCTTCTAATAGAACATTTATTTTATCTTTTAATTCAGTAATTTCATTATGATATTCTAGAATAGTTTTTTTATAATTTTCTTCTTTTTCTTCTTCTAACATTTTATCATAAGATTTTTCATCATTATCGCTAAAATCATTATATATTGGTTTATACATATTACCATAAAGAATTCTCTTTGTTTCATCACGATTATATTCTTGAGCATGTAAAGTATCACCATCTGAAGAAATACTAATTAAATCTGGTAAATCATCATATTTTTCATCTTCATACTTTTTAGCAATTTCTCTTTTTACACTTGGTAAATTCATTATACAATTATGTGTTTCTTCATATAATTTATAATTATTAATATAATTTCTTAATAAATTGTTTATACCATTTTGAATAACAGTATTTAATTCATTTAATAATGGGTCAGTATTAAATAACTGGTCAATGTTATTTTCTTGTTTCATTTTATGATATTTTAATATATAACTATTCGTTTAATATGATTTAAAAAATAATTTATCTAATTCATATATGGCGGATAATATTTCATTCATTGAAACCGATGATATTACTAATAAGGTTCAAATAATATTAAGACAAACAGACTTATCAGAAGAAGTAGCTAGAGAGAAACTGAAAGAAGCAAATTTTGACCATATATCTGTAATTAAATCTTTTCTTGGAATCACTGAAAAAAAGGCACCACCAATAAAATCTAAAAATCAAGAGATTTATAAACAACTTAGATATAAACTTGATAGCTCTATGCGTGAATTTAATACTAAAAAAGAAAATGGAGAAACTGAAAAAAATGGAGAAAATTAAAAAAACAAAGAAAAATAAAATAATATATTTTAATAATATATGAACTTTTTTAGAAAAAAACACAAGTATGAAAATCAGTCTGACCTACAAAATTTATCAGTTGAAGAAATAATTAGAATAGAACCAAAAGATATAGGAGTTTATATTGAAGAAGAAACTGGTGGTAATCCACTAACAGGTGATAAATTAAGAGCACTAAAAAAATTATTAGCTTTTAAAAGAAATATTCCCAAAGGCAAACCTGTTCCGGAATCAATGATTCAACAATTTTTAAATGAAGACCAACAAACTAAAAAATTAATAAATCAGGCTACAAGCGAAATTGTAAAGGAACATAAACAACAAACTATAGATGATTTAAAAATGTTGGATTTAAAACGCGGAGTGGATGCGTTAAATAGTAGAATGCCTCAACCTGTAACAAAAGACGAAAGCGCAAAAAGAAAATGGACAAATCTCGGAGGAAAAACAAGAAAATTAAGAAAGGGTAAAAAATTAAGAAAAATCAAAAAATCAAAAAAATCAAAAAAATATAGAAGAACAAAAAAAAGATAATAAAATTTATAAATGAACATCAAATAACAGCGCAATTGAATAAAGAATTATTAAATCAACTATAAATATTATAAAAAAATGATATTTTTTTCTATGAGCAAAATGACTAAATTCATTATTTGGATACAACTTATTCCATCTATTTTCTACTATTTTTAATAATTCATAACTTAAAAAACCTGCTATGAAAATTAGTGCTGTTCTTAATGAATTTAAAAAAAAGCTACAATGTTTTATTTTATTTGCCATATAATATACAAGTAAAATAAACAAAATTTATAAATATATTAAAAATATTTAGTATATTTAATATAATAATGTTAAAAAAATTATCAATACAAGTATACTCTGACATACATATTGAATTAATGAAACACTTTCCAAAAATACAACCTACATCAAAATATTTATTCTTAGTAGGTGATGTTTGTCAATTAAATCATCCTTTATTTTTTAAATTTTTTGATTATTGTTCTCCTAGATGGAAAAAAATATTTTATACTCCAGGAAACCACGAATTTTATTCTGGTAAAAAAAATTATAATGAAATAGATTTTGAATATAATTTAAAATTAAAAGAAAGATATAAAAATGTATTTTATTTAAATCGCAATTCAGTTCCTTTAAATGATGAAATAGATGTGTATGGTTGCGCATTTTGGACTGATTCATATAATAATAGTAGTTTAAATGATTATAGAGAGATTAAACAATTTTCTGAAAATAAAAAACAAAATATTCCAATTGATTACAACTTTATGAAAAATTTATCAAAAGAAGATTTTAAAAGTATCTCAAATTACTTGGATAAAACTACAAAAAAAACAATAATAATGACGCATTTTCCACCATTACAAGAAGGCACTAGTAGTCGAGCATATAGTAATCAACCACTATATTTAAAAAATTATTTTGCGTGGAATAATATTTTGAAAGATTTAAATTTGACTAATGTGCCTTTATGGTTAAGCGGTCATACACACTGGTCATATGATATCATGTATAATACTAATAATGCTAACAATGATAGTGTAAGATTATTATCAAACCAAGTTGGTTATAAGCAAGAAACTGGATATACCAATATAATTGAAGATGGACTTTTTGAAATTAATTTATAAATTAATTATAATATTGACCTTTGTATGGATTAGCATTAGGATGATAATTAGGATTTGATACAACTTTACGATGATAATATGAATATGGAAAGGGACTTTTAGTAACAGTTGTGGTGGTGGTTGTTGTACTAATATGATTACGCGAACTTCTAAATAACAACATAAATAAAATAAATATTAACACTCCTCCCAAAATTTTTTTGTTATCCATTATAAAATATACAAATATTTTATCATGTAAAATAAATTACTATTTTTTAGATTTTTTTTTTAAAGTATTTGGTTTTAGTTTTGTTTGTGGTTTTGTTTGTGGTTTTGTTTGTGGTTGTGTTTGAGAAACTCCTGGAATAACTGAAGATACTGAGTAAAATAAACTATTATAATATGTTATATGGTCAACAATAATAATAATAATAAAAACTAGCAAGAATAATAATAGTTGTTTATAGTTCTCAATTATAAAATTAATTATTGTTTTTATACCAAATAAATTATCAGTATTTAAATTTAATTTATTTAATTCTTCATTTACTATAATGTATCCTGCCATTGATATATTATACTTAAATAAAATATAATATATTAATATTAAAAAATTAATATTATTGTACACTAAACTTTTCATTAAAAATATTATTTTTATTTTGTGCTTGTATTTGAGTTTGTGTTTTTCTTTGTAGTTTTTTTTTAATTTGATATGTATTTGATGGTATAATTTTATTATTAATAATAAAGTCATCATTATCTTCGTGTAATTCTGGAAGAATACGTGTTAAAGGCTTATCTACTATCAAAAATAATCTATCATTTCTTAGTAATGCTCTATATTCTTGTATATTTAAATTACCATAATATTTTTCCAACATATAATATGGATTTGGTGCCGGTTTAATGTTTTTTTTATAATCATAAATTTGCGAATAAATATGATTAATTAAATGATATCTTTCAAATTTTGTAGAACTATCAATATTCTCTTCCATTAAATATGCGGTTGAGCATTCTGGACTACAAAAACAACCATATACTTGATATGATTTTTTAATTATGTGCTTTGGAATATAAACAGGTGGATTATCAAATTCATACGTGCACCAAAAACACGCAGATTTTTTATCACTTATATTATTAATATGTAAATTATGCTCTAGTTGCTTTAATTTTTTCCATATTTCTTTGGTGTCTGAATCTTTGTTAAAACCGCTTTCTTCTTCATCATCATCACAATTATGAAAAGTTTCATCATTATATAATTTATTATTATTAACATTTTCATTAGAAATTTCTAAATATGAATTTTTTACAAATGATACTTCTGAAGAATTAATAATTTCATATGATAAATCTCCTTTACATTCAGAAAAATTAAAACTTTCAACATTTGATGATAACAAAGTATTTGTTTGTAAATCTTTTAATGAACATTTTAAATGTAAAATAATATTAGGCTTTGAATCTTTATTATTATTTAATTGAACAATTTGTTGAATTATTTTACCTCCTTTTGGTTTGCGTCCTCGTTTTTTGGCGCCTGGTTTTTGAACAATTTCATTATTTTCAACAATTTCATTATTTTCAAAGATGTCATTATTTTCAACATTTTCATCAGTTTCTTGTATTAAACATGTAATATTATCATTATTTATTAGTTCAATAATATTTTCTTGTTTAGAGATTAATTCTTCATTTAATTTTTTATCAATCGCAAGTTGTATATCCTTTTTAGATTTTCTTCCTCTTTTTTTTTTTATAATAGGTTCAATTACAACTTCAGTTTTTTTTTCTTTTGTCATTTATATTAATAACGTAAATCCAATTTAAATAGTTTTAATAAATATATAAGGATATTTATATGCTATTTTTTTTATTTTCATAACATTTTCGACATACTGGTATATAATTATCAGAACCTACTAATGTTTGTTGTTTTTCAGATGTTAAACGCATAGAAAATATTCCAGGTGTGCCATCTTTACATTGAGAACAGAGAGAAGTTAGTTTTGTAACCTTATCACAAAGCGTAATTAAATCTAAAATTTGTCCAAACTTCTTTCTCTCAAAATCAGAATCTAACCCGCAAATATAAACTCTTTTATTGTGTTTTAACATATCTTCAACTACTGTGTACAAATCTTTAAAGAATTGTCCTTCATTTATTAAAATAACATCTGCCATTCTTAACTTAAGATGATTTTCTGAATTTTCATTAAAATGAGAATCTATATCATTATAATCCCATACACTACTTAATTTTGTTGTTTGAATACAAGGCGCCATTATTTTATCGTGCGTTGATATCATAGATTCATGATATCTTGTATCTATTGAATGATTAATTATTATTACTGGGATGTTACAAAAAATACATTGTTTATAAATTTCAAGTAACCTGGTAGATTTTCCAGAATACATACTACCTAATATTATTTCAAGATATCCAGTATTTTGAGAAATTTTTGTAGTCATTAAATTAATTAGATAATTTATCTTTAATATTATATATTAAAAACTTTAATTG